TTACTTTATATCATAATACCTCTAATGAAAATGCTGTAAAAATAAATAAAGAAGGAATAATTCCTGGATTAAGAAAAGATGCTTATGGTAAAGGTAGTGAAGCAGAAGGTTCTGGAGTTTGGTGTAGCTTAGTAAGAGGATATGGTTATGGTGGAGCTACTATTACTTTTAGAATAAATGCTGAAGATTCAGCTTTAGAAAAAGAAAATGATGTAGAGTATATGGTATTTAGAGAAATAAAGCCAGAAGAAATAACAGATGTAGATTTAATGATTTCTACTATACCAAGTAATCCTCTTAGAAGAGATAGCATTAATTCTACAGTAGAGTCTGATATTCCAGAAGCTATAGAAAGATGGGGTAAAGACGATTTATTAAAAGTATTTACAGAAAATCAAGACAAATTTGTAAAACCATATAATTTAGAACAACTTAAACATTTAATAGATACAGGAGAAAAATATTGCAAAGGAAATATTTATAATTAAGAAAGGAGAGCTAATAATGAAAATAGGACTAAGTGAAAATTTTACAAATAAAATCACTAATGCTTTAAAAGAAAACGAGAGAAATAGAAAATCAATGAAAGAAGACAACTATGAATCTGGAATATTTTTTGAAATAGAAACAGCTTTATATGAAGCTGGATTACAACCATCTAGATTTTCAGACGATGGAATGCTTACTAATAATTTAGGTTGGACAGTTACTTCTCCAGAAACTGGAGAAACTCAACAATTAGAATGTTGTGGAAGTTGGTTAGATGAAAGCTTAAAAGAAATGGAATTTCCTCCTAAAGAAGAAAAAGAAGTTACTAGAGATGAACTTTTAAAGAAAAAAGAAGAATTAAAGAGAGAATATATGGAAGCAAAAAGTAAACATGATAGATACTGGCCAGACTTAGTTGCTGAAGATATAATGAAAATAAATAGACTTATAGATGGTGCAGAAAAAGAAGCAATTATAAGAAGAACTAAATACAAATTAAAAGAATCTACAGACTTATCTGAAGAAGGACATGAAGAAGAAATAGCTAAAGATATAAAAGAAAGATATTATGACTATTATTAAAAAGAGGTGATTAAATTGTCAAGAAAACCTCGTGGAATTTTAAACATGTCAGAAAGAGAATTAGAGTATTTTAGAAAAAATTTCAACGAAGCTGCAGAATTACACGGTAAAATAGGTAAATTATATCAAGTAGATACTGAAACTCAAATTAATACGGACGAATATTATAATCATAAAACTCCAGTAGATGTAGCTTATACTTTAAATGAAAATCCAACTAAAGCTCAATTATTAAAATTAGGATGGTACACTGAAGACGAGAGTTCTAAGCCTTTATTATGTACTCTTACATTTTTAGATTATGATGGAAATCCTATTTATCCAAGTGAAGGTGCTATAATTGAAGTTTCAGTAAGAAGCGACCCGCATAATTTAAAAGAGTTCCAAACTCAAAAATTTGACATAGTAAAAGTAAATACTGATTATGATTTATGCTTATTTACTTGTAATTTAGCTCCACATAGAGATACTTTAAAGCCTATAGAACCAGTTCCTACTAATGTTGATATGTACCATGAAAATAAGTACTTAAAAAGAAAAATGATAGGAGTAGAAGATTTAAAATGATAATTTTAGATACTAAGCAGTTTTATCAGGACTCTAGAATGACTCTAAATCTTTTTAAAAAATTATTACATAATAATTATTATTTAATTATAGAAAATAACCCAGAATTTAACGTCGTAGTACGAGGATTATTTTCTGAAGATGAGATAAACGAAGCTATAGATAATATTTATTTAGATAAGCATCGTAATATCTATATTGATAGTCATATTAGAAGTAATTTAATACTAAGATACTTAGAATTTCGGAGGAGAAGGTCTTAGAGCTCCTCATCTATTGTCCAAAACTAAGAAAGACTTAGAAAGGAGAAAACTAAATAATGTATAGTAATTTTAGTAAATATGGTGAAGCCTTAAAAAATATATTTAAAAGTGTTTTCTCTGGAGATGTTATCATGGAACCAGTAAATACGGCTTTTCAATATGCAGTAAAACAGACAGAGAATAAATTACAATTTCCTTTTATTAGCTTCTATCCTAATTCTAATATAACTTTTGATAATTCTAATAACTCTATGGACCAATATCATGATGGAATGAATCGTGAAAATCCATTAGCTATTTATGATGAAAATAATCATGAGTTGATTGGATATAATGATAGATTAGCTAAAAATCAAAACTTTTTATATATTATTATAGGTTATCAAATAGATGTATGGGGTACTGATAGATTATCTACTGAAGAAGTAGTACAAGAATTGGTCTTTTGGCTGTATAGAAATCAACAAGTTTCTGTAGAGTTAATGGACGAAAAGTTAGATTTTACTTTTTCAATTAACAATCAAGTTGTAGATAATAGTGATTTATCCTCATATCAATCTCAGGGAAAATTATATAGATATACTCTTGGTATTGAATTACAAGGAGTTTTACTAGAAACACAAAATTTCTTCACATTCTTAAAACCACATATTACATTAGACTTAATGAAAAAGAATGATGAAAAATTAAATAAGAAAGGAGAATAAATAACATGGCAATTCCTAATGTTCAAGTGAATGTCACTGAATCATCTTTCATTAATAACAGTACATATATTCCATTTATCCCTGCTGTTATAATGAAAACAAAAAGTGGACCTATTGGAACTACAGAAAGAATCAATAGTGAAGCTGAATTTATAGCAATGTTCGGACAATCAGATATAACAACACCAGCAGCTTTTGCTTTCCAAAAATATTTAAGATTATATCAATATGCTTATGTTACTAGAGCAGCTGATAGTAGTGCTGCTAATGGAGAAGGAAAAGCATCATTCTCATATACAGAAGATGAAACAGAAACTACAGTTGATTTATTTAGTGTAGAAACAAATTATAAAACTGATTTATATAATGGTGGTTATGCTAAATTAGTTTATGATGCTGATGCTAGTAAGATTTATATTGACTTATCTGAAATTATGGGTAAAACTGTAACTACAATAAAAGAAGATATAAATATTGGAACTGTTAAAGCAGCAGAAAGAGATGGAGATGGAGCTTTAGTAGGAGGATTAGAATTTATTTTAAATAAATTAGTTGCTTCTGCAAATGCAATTACTAATGTTCCTGTTACTATTACTAACCTATTTGTTGAAAAAACAGCTACTGATGCTGTTCCAGCAAGTGAGGATTTCGCTGCAGGATTTTTAGCTACTATTCAAGAAGGAAATTCTGGAAATACTACAGCATTAACAAATGCTAATGTTAAAGGATTAATAAATCTTTACACATATCAAGATACAGCAATAGACGTAATGGTAATTCCTGAATATAGAGCTGCTGAAGTAGTAAACTATGCGGTTGAAAGAGGAAGAGCAAATTACTTTAGAGTAATAGCTCAAACTACTGGAGATACTGTAGAAGCTATGAAATCATCAGTTCAAGATTATGTTCAAGACGAAAGAGGATTCTTAGATATCTATGCAAATGATGTAACATATAATAATTTCTTAGATACTGATGGAAATCCTATTAAATGTCCAGTTTCTATTGCAGTTTTAAATGCTTATGGAAATGCAAGTAGACAAAATTCTTGGTGTGCTATCGCTGGTGTAAATAGAGGTACTTTACCTCAAGTAACTGGATTAGCAGTTAGATTAACTAAAGAAGAAATGGATTCATTATACGATAATATTATTCCTATAAATAGTGTAATGTATATTAGTTCAGTAGGATATGTTGTATGGGGAAATAAAACTTCTGCTAATGCTGACGAGGTTGATTTATTTGATAGAATAAATGTTGCTAGATTAGTAAATTATCTAAATAGACGACTTATGGAAAGCTCTTGGGAATTTTTATTTGAACCTATTACATTGACATTATTTACTCAATTTAAGGAAAATATCAATAATATTTGTCAAGCTGTATCTGACCAAGATGGAATAGATGATTTTGCAGTTATATGTGATGCTACAAACAATACTGCAGAAACTATGGCTAAGAATGAATTACATGCTCAAGTACAAGTTAAACCAACAGAAGCCCTAGAATATATTATAATTGATTTAGATGCAACTGATACAATTACTATAGGAGTATCTACAGCATCTAATGAAGATGAGGAGGTGTGGTAGTAAATGGCAAGTGGTAATGATAAAAGTGTTAACTTAAGCGATTTCGGTGTCAATCTTACACCAGGAAATTCAGTGAAAGAATTACAAGCAACTAGATTTAACTTTGCTAAATATCAATTACAAAGAAAGAATCACTTCCAAGTTCAATTCTTAAAAAGTCCTTATGATGATTCTTTACAAATAGACCCAGATTTAAGATTTATGTTAAAGAGTTTCCCACTACCAAAAGAAACTACTGAAACTAGTGACATTAATTATTTCAATCAAACAATTAAAGTAGCTGGTAGAACTACTTTCGATAATTTTACTATGATATTAAGAGATGCTATAGGATTCGATGTAGAGCAACAGTTCTTAAATTGGAGAAATAGAGTTTATGAACCACGTACTGGTAGAATGGGATTAGCAGCTATGTATAAATTAGATGCAATAGTATATGAGTTTACTCCTAATAGAGACTACTATAGAAGTTGGAGATGTGAAGGATGCTTCCCTACAGCAGTAGACTATGGAGATATGGACTATGATGATGGTGGAGAAAAACAAATTTCTGTAACATTATCTGTAGATAGAGCATATAGAGAAGATTTAAAATGGAACTCATCAACACAAAAGTTAGAAAATAACACTAATGGACAAACTCCTACTAGTATAAATGACTAGTATTAAAATAATTCTATCATTATAAGATGCTTCAGGTTTATTCCTGAAGCTCTTTTATTTTTGCATAATATATTATAATAGGAGGTAACAAATATGAGTAGATTTATTGATATATTGAGTACTGTTTTAATATTTTTAGGATTAATTTTAATGTTTATTAGTACATTAATATTTATAGTAAAAACTTTTAGCATTATTTCTATAATTTTTATAGTTGGTTTAATAATTTTAATAGCAGGATTAGGTATAGGAGGAGCTAAAATAGATTAAATATGAGTAATATAATAAAGTTTAAATCTAAGTCTGACATAGCAGTAGAATTTTTAGAAATGGTAATAGAAGAAATTAAAGAAGGAAAACTTGACAATGTACTAATAGCATGTAAAGATAAAGCAAACAAAAATGTTTTAACTGGATATTGTAACTTAGATGAAGGAGAAAAACACGAACTAATAGGTCATCTACAAGTAGATACTATAAGAGATATGATAAATAGAAATTTTATAGACCAATGAGAGGAGAATAATATGAAAATTAAAAACGTAAAATTAAAATGGAATGTTTTATGTCATGATACAAATAGTGATGATATTATAAATTATAATATTTTCTGGGATGGTTCTTCTAAAGAAATAGCAGATAGAATTAAAAAGAACAAAATTACTAATTACAATGACTTCAAAAATAGCATGAAATCTATGTTTATGCATGATTTTTGGTCAAGAACAGAATATGAGATTTTAGTTTCTGGATTATTTACAAAAGCAGGAAATATAAAAATAGACGTTTGGAGACAAATAGAAATGAATTTTGACAGAGTACTAGAATACATAATAAAAGAAATGGATATAAACTTTAAAGGAGAAAAATAATGGAAATTAAAAGATTTATAGGAATAGACCCTTCTTTTTCTGGTTTTGGTT